AAGAGATCACAAAGGATCCCTTTGAGAACATTAACTAATGGGTGAAACATTCTTCGACGATTTAGAGAATGACGGTTCAGTTCCTGCAAGGAATAACAAGCCTATTTGGGAGCTTGGACTCGATACAGCTCCAGAGAAGTCGATCCTTGATTGGCTTAATGCTGAAGTGGCCTATCTTGAGGAGGAGTCAAAGGACAGGATCCAGAAGATCCACAATAACCTCGCTCTCTATAAGGGGATCCAGTACAGGCAGCAAGAGACGAGATCGGACGCAAGAGACAGGAATGACGACAAGGCAAGACAGGTGCCAAAAATTGTCGTTAATAACCTGAAGGATCATACGAAGTCCCTAGTCTCTCGGATCATCAAGTACAAACCCGCGGTTTCTGTTCTTCCTACTCACAACGAAGTGGAAGATGTGGTTTCTGCTAAGGCAAGCGAGCAGCTTCTTTCGCATATTTGGTACAACGAGCGATTTGAAGGCGACCTATCACTTGAGTTTGTGACCAAGGTGAAAGTGTGCGGGGAATCCTACTTCTTCATCCTTTGGGACAAGAACAAGGGAGACGTATCTCCAGTCTACAAGGAAGCCCTTAAGAAAGCGAAGAAGGCAAAGAGCGACAAGATTGCGCTTGTTGGTGAAGACGGGGAACCGGTCAAGGATGAGGCCGGAAATACTGTCTACATCGAGAAAGAGATTCGCGTAGGGGATGTGACATATCAAGTCACAATGCCTACGGACATTCTCTGTCAGAAGAAGCAGAGATGGAATGACGTAGAGTATCTGTTCCGTAAGGTTCGGACTACTCCGGCAGAGCTTCGTCTTATGTATCCGAAGGCAGAGATCAAGGATGATAGGCCAAGCAGGATTTATGACTACGAGTCAATGGAGCTTAGGGACTCGCAAAGGGATATTGTCTATTTCGAGTTCTGGCATCGTTACACTCGTGGCCTTCCTAAAGGTCGGAAGATTTGCTTCCTACCGAATCAGATCCTTCACAATGAAGAGCTGCCATTCACTCATGGGTTACTGCCATGCGTTCGGATGACAGACGTTGATCTTCCTGGTGAGCTTCATGGGGTATCGTTCTTCGATGATGTTAAGGGGTTAGCAAACACCTACAACAATCTTACGAACATGATCCTTCGGAATATCTACATGGTTTCTCATCCGAAGTGGATGGGAGCTGCTGGATCCTTCAAGAAGGAAGCTCTTGGGAATGAGATCACGATCGTTGAATACAAGGGGCCAATAGCTCCACAGCTAGTCCAAGGGACAAGCGTTCCAAGTGATGTGTTCACCTATTCAGAGAAGGTCCTAGAGCGCATGGGCCAGCTCTCAGGCATCCACGGGGTATCTCGTGGTGAGCCTCCTCCTGGTATCAAGTCAGGGGTAGCTCTTCAGTTCTTGAGTGAGCAAGAGCAAGAGCGAATGAATGAGTCCATTCTCAAGTGGAATGAGACGACAAAACAGATTGCACAGATGACGCTATCAGTCTGCGGTGACAACTACGACGATAGTGATGCGCGTATGCTTCGGGTTTTAGGGAAAGACAATAATTGGCAGTCTGTCTTCTTCGACGCTGCCAATCTCTCGAAGGATTACGACATTCGAGTACAGAATAGCTCCGCTCTTCCACAGAGTAAGGCTGCAAGGATCCAGCTTGCGACAGACATTAAGACTCAGTTCCCTACGATCATCTCGGACGAGCAATATCTTGATATTATTGACCTTGGACAGAGTGAGAAGTTCATGAGTGTGGTCACTCACGCTGTTCGTCTTGCTGAAGCTGAGAACGAGCTTCTCCTTCAGGGGGATGTATCGGTAAGTAAGAAAAAGTTTAAGGATTCGGACACAGATCCGAAGGATCATGAGAACCACGTTCTCCACTGGAGAATTCACGTTCAGAAGATGCAGGAATTTTCCTACAAGTTCATGACCGATAAGAAGAAGAAGAAGGCTCTCGAAGAGCATCTTATGGCTCATGAAATGTTCCTCGTGGAACAAGCGAGAAAGAATCCTGCAATGCAAGAGCAGCTTGCAACGCTTCAAGGCTTCCCTCTTTTTTATGTGCCAGAAGAGCAGTCTCTTCCGTCTCCTATCGAGCCAGCTCCTGTGACTGAGATGGCTGGTGGAGGATCAGAAGGGATGCCACAGGTTCCACAAGGAGCGCCGATTAATCCCGCGCTAGGTGGAGAGGCCCAACTACTTACCAGAGAAAATATACCTGCGTTAACCTCTAACCAAGGGGAAGCCCTGCAAGGGGAACCCGAAGGAGTCATGTGATGGGTAGCGCAGCAGTAGCACAAAACACAGCAACGGCAGACGTACAGGAAAGCGTAGTAGTCTCAGGTGGAGACGGTCCTGCGTCATTCGACGAGCTTGATGCAGTAGAACAAACCTTCAAGGGCAAAGCCAAGAAGGAAGAAAAGGTATCTGGAGAAAAGAAGGAAGCAAAGAAACCAGAGAAGAAAGGAGATAGCGATGAAAGCGAAGAAAGCGAAAGCAAAAGCAAAGCCAAAAGCGAAAGCAAAGGCAAAGAAAGCGAAGAAAGTAGTCAAGCAAAGCCAAGGCTACTGAAGTTAGAACATGAAGGTAAAGCTGTTGAGTTACCTGCGGTTATTCCTGTCCCTGTGAAAGTTGCAGGGAAGGTTGAAAGCGTTCCACTTCAGGAATTGATTAACAACTACAGCGGCAAAGTGAATTGGGACAGGAAAAACACCGAAATCTTTCAACAGAAAAAGAAGTTCGATGAAGGTCAGCAGGTTCTCCGCCAAGCGGTTCAGCAATCGCATAAGTATTTGGTGGAAGAGGGGAACATCCCCAAGCTGGTTTGGCATCTCTCGCAAGCAATGGGAGCTAACCCGAAAGAGGTTTGGGCCAAGGCTTACGAGAATATCAAAGAGTTCGTGGAGAAGAACGGATCTCTACCAGAGGAAGCCCGTCAACTACATGAACTTGAGTTAGAGAATGAATTTTTAAAGTCGAGAACTGAGAGCGCAAAGAAAGCACAAAGCCAATCTCTCGTTGAGGAGAGCATGAAGCAGGGGCTTTCTTTGGTCATGGAAACTCATGGTCTTGATGAAGGTAAAGTGGTGGAGCTTTTTGACGAACTGAAGGAAAACGGATTTAAGGACGAAGATATTGATCCTCTACTTCTCGGAGAATATGCCTATAGGGTTTCTACGAGAGATTCGGTCAGTTCAATCCTTGAAGATGTGGCTTCAGATCTATCCGAAGAAGAGAAGGACGAAGCGATCAGCTTAGTGACGAAGGCGATAGTTAAGGAGTCTGAGTTTAATCAGAAAACCCAAACCGCCAAGTATCCGTTCACTAAGGAAGAAATACGCGACGCCATTCTTCGGAACTACGGCAACAAAGCTGAAAGAAAACTAACAAAAAAGGTCGAGAAGATGGAGGAGAGGGGCAAAGAGGGATCTTCCACCAAGAATCCTGGCTCTGATCCGATGTTCTTTGGAGACCTAGAATAAATAGGGGTAGAAAATGTCTCAATTTAGTTTAACTACAGCAACGAACTTGTTTAAAACCAAGTTCGGCAAGCTGTCTGATAATACGTATAACAGCGCAAACGTGCTCCTCGGTCGAGCCAAGAAGACGTTTGATTTCACGGGTAAACAGAAGTTCGTTCCTGTTCCTCTGTCTTTCTCTGGTGGTGTTGGTTCTGGCACGTTGCCGACTTCTAACGTGAACAGTGTGGATGACGCATTGATCACAGCGAAGAAGGTTTATGCCACGACTGAGATCGACCGTGAAGCGATCTATGCCGCTCAGAATGACGAAGGCGCTTTCGTTCGCATGACCAAGTTTGCGGTTCAGCGTGCTGTTGAATCGTACATGAGGAACATGAGCCGCATCCTTTGGGGTGATGGAACTGGTCTTCTTGGTGTCATCGACGCTGGTGGTGTAGTCGATAACGGTGGTGGAAACTACACGTTGACGATTACTGCTGCGAGCTGGAAGGAAGCGAACTTCGAAGAGAAGGACTACGTGAACATTGAGACCGGAAACACCGATCTCTTTGAGATTGAAGAAGTCGATCCGGATAACACGGCGATCACTGTCCAGCGCATCACTGGTTCTCAAGTTCCAGTAGCAACAGACGAGATCTTCATGCAGGGATCTGAAGACAACGATCCTCAAGGCTTGAAGGGTGTCTTGGAAGCAACCTCTGGTTCGCTTTACACTATCCCCGTTCAACGTCGCTGGAGATCAACTCTTGTTAATGCTGCTGCTGCTGGTTTGACCACGGATGCCATGAATGAAACGATGCTCGAAGTACAGCGCAAGTGCGGTAAGGTGCCGAATCTTATCGTAACTTCGTTTACTCAGTATCGTAAGCTCTTGAACATCCTCGAAGACCAGAAGCAGTACGTCATCGAGCCTCGTTCTCCTGAGCTGAAGGGCAAAGTCAGCTTCCGAGGGGTTGAGTTCATGTCGTCTGCTGGACCTGTTGGCGTATTCGCTGATCGATTCTGTCCAGATGATCAGATGGCCTTCTTGAATGATAACTACATCTCGATGGAACATCGCCCTGGCTTCGGCTGGTTCGATGACGACGGAACGGTATTTCTTCGCAAGTCCGACAGTGATGCGTATGAAGCGCGTTACGGCGGATACTTGGAGATCTACATTCCTCCGACGTTCCACGGGCTTCTCGATAATCTTGCTGTTTAAGATTATCTAAAGGCTGTTACAATCAGCCTTAGAGCAACGAACAAGTTTCCCCTCTACTCATTCGTGGGTAGGGGGGAATCCTAAAATGGGTCCACGCTCCATAAGCGTGAGAAGGATGGAAAGATGCTTCGATCAATCAAGTCTCCTCAAAGATTAGAGCGCCGAATTGTAGTTGAGATCGACGAGAACGGCGGATCTCCTCAGATTGTCATGGGGGGAGAACACGCAACGATTACTGATAACGGTGTTGGCGATTACTCGGTGACACTTTTGGTCCCTGCTGCCCGTACTTTACAGGCTCAGGCTGTTTGCTACACGGCAGCGCGTAGCGTTTGCGTCACGACTCGTTCAGCTTCTGCTGTTCGTTTGGTCGCTACAGACTTGGCTGGTGTTGCTGCTGAGTCTGATATGTGCGTCGAAATCATTGCTATGGATTCAGAGGATGAAACCTAATGGCTAGTGTAGGCAGGGTAGAACTTTTAGCGGCAACGGCTCTCACGGCAAGTGTTAACGGGGGGGCTAAGACGCTTGAGTCCTATTC